ACGGATCAGGATTGGACGGCGCTGTTTAAGGTGATCGAGGGCGTTATCCGCGGCATTGCAGTTGCGATCTACATTGTGGTCAAGGCGGTAGACGTGCTGATCAAGAACGTGGTGGCCGCGGTGCAGGCTGCTGGCCAGGCCTTGTCGGGTGATTTTGGCGCCGCTTGGCAGACCATTACCAGCCGAGTAAGCAGCGGCATTGAGGAGCAGAAAAAAATCCTGGCCGACCTCAACAAACTGGCATTTGGCTCTGCCCCCTCCCCCGGCACCGGCCGGCGGACAAGTGGGCGCTCGATGGGACTCGACACGACTGACGCCGACAGGAAAGCAGATGCAGAAGCCAAGAGGCGAGCCGCTGAGGCCAAGCGTGCTGCAGCTGAACAGGAGCGACTGGAAGATCGCCGTGCCAGCCTGACGCAGCGGGCCATCAGCCTGCAAGAGCAGCTGCAGAACAGCGTTGCCGACGTGGCCGCAGCTTATAAAAGCGTGGGCGCTTCGCCGGTTGATCAGCTGCTTCTCGATCGCAATGGGGCCATCACCGAGAACGAGCGCCAAGTCAAGCAGCTCACCTTGAGCGTGGTGGAACTGGTGCGCGAGATCAACGAAGCAGGTGGTTCGATTGACGCGGAGCCCTACAAGGACCTGATTGACAAGCTGTATGCAGGTAATCTGGCGCTTGCCGATAGGAACTACCAGCAGGGGCTCAAAGATTTGCTGCCCAGTCTGGCCGACTACGACGCCAAGATTGCCGAAGTAACGCGCGGCAAAACTGAGCTGACGGAGCTGGAGAAGCTGAACGCAGAGGTGAACCTGCTTCAGCTGGACATCCTGGCCCAAACCAACCCGGCACTGGCTGAGCATGTGCGGCTCCTCCGCGAGCGTGCCAAGGCATTAGACGATGCAACTAAGAAGCAAAAAACTGACAGCGAATCAATCGGCGCCGGTATTCGCGACCGCTTGCAGGATTATTACAACAGCGTGAAGGATCTTGGTGGCGCCATTGGTGATGCCGTGGTAAGTGGCCTTAAGGGCCTTGAGGATCAGCTGACGGCATTTGTGACCACGGGCAAGGCAAACTTTAAAGAGCTGGCTGCCAGTATCCTTTCAGACCTAGCGCGGATCGCGCTGCGCGCAGCGATCATCGGACCGATCGTGAAGGCGATCGGCGGCCTGTTCCCTGGCTTTAAGTTTGCCACTGGCGGCATCATGACCAGCGACGGCCCCCTGCCGCTCAAGAAGTACGCCCGCGGCGGCATCGCCAACAGCCCTCAACTGGCCATGTTCGGCGAGGGCTCGATGCCCGAGGCCTACGTGCCCCTGCCTGATGGCCGGCGCATCCCCGTGGCGATGAAGGGCGGCGGCGGTGGCAACAGTGTGCAGGTGGACAACATCACCATCAATGTTGAAAACAGCGGCGAGCAGCTGAGTCCAGCGGCTCAAAAGCAAATCGCCGGCCAGGTTCGCGGTATTGTGTTGGCAACCCTCGTTGACCAGCGCCGTGGTGGAGGCGTCCTGCGATGAGCTACCTCACATTCAACGATATTCCTCTTACCACTGCTAGCACCGTCAAGCGGAACAAGCGTTTTCAACGTGCTGCCTTCGGCGATGGCTACAGCCAGATCATGGCAGATGGCCTTAATGCCGAAAAGGAAGTCTGGAGCTGCCGCACCGACATCCTAGAAAGCACGGATGCTTTCACCATCGAAGCCTTGCTAAAGCGCAGCGCCGATACCCCTATAAGCTGGAGCCCACCTGATACCAGTAAATCGTTTGTGGCGCAGTTTAGCGCGGGAACCCTGATTTTGGGTTACACAAACATAAGCAGCTTGGTACTAACAGGTTACACACGTCCTGCAAACTACACCGCTAACCTCGTAAGCGGCGTGCTTACCAGTGTGACCATCGCTAACAGCGTACCAATCACCATCGCGCTCACCGAAAGTCCTAAGAACTACTTACTGCGTGACGGCTGGCAACTCTCTTATGTAAGCTGCAACCGCTACGAACTAGCTTACGAGCTGGAGCGCATCTACGTATGACGCAACAGCCACCTAATGCCGAAACGATTAAATCCCGTCTAGCAACGGTAGTAGACCTCTACACCCTAGACATCACGGTATTACTTCCACCCGGCAGCACCGACCAAGCCATTTACCGCTTCTGCAACTGGAGCCAAGTCAACGGCTCGGATATCGCCTACCAAGGTGATACCTACACCGCGCTACCGCTTGAAGCGTCGGGCTTCGAGCGCAACACCAGCGGTCAGCTGGCTCGCCCCAGCATCACTTTTGCCAACATCGGCCTCGCCATTACCGGCCTCGCCAACACCTACGACGACCTCGTTGGTGCAACCGTCAGCCGCATCCGTACACTCACCACCTACCTCGACGGCCAACCCGGCGCAGACCCTGATGCCTACTGGGGCCCAGACGAGTGGATCATCGAGCAAAAAAGCGGCGAGAACAAACTGGCGGTCACGTTCCAGCTCGCCGTTGCCTTCGACCTAGAAGGCCGCAGCCTGCCGGCCCGCCGAATGCTGCGCGAACAATGCCAGTGGACTTACCGCAGCAACATCGGCTGCCACTACAGCGGCTCCAACTACTGGGACGTCAACGACAACTCCGTCGCATCGCTCAGTAACGACGTATGCGGCAAGCGACTGGAGAGCTGCAAACTGCGCTTTGGCGCTGGTAGCCGCCTACCGTTCGGGGGATTCCCCGGCCTCGTTGATAAGTCAGGTTGATGCTTTCCACTTACAGCAACCCGCTTACGCAGCAGCAGATCGCCGCCATCCGCGCCGCTGCCGAGGCCGCCTTCCCCATTGAGGCGTGCGGATTTGTCCTGCGTACCGGCGAAGTCATCACCTGCAGCAACACCGCCACCCTGCCGGACACCTTCACCATCTCAGCCACCGAGACAGCGCAATACCTTGACGACGCCCTGTGCAGCTGGCACTCCCACATCCAGTTTCCGCGCCTATCCGAGGCCGATATCCGCGCATCCAAAGCACTCAACCTGCCCTACGCGGTCTGGGATTGCTCCAGCGCGCTGATGTTTTGGCTGGATCCGTCGCAAGATGCCGGCCTAATCGGCCGACCTTGGGCCTACGGCGTCCATGACTGCTACAGCGCCGTCCGCGACTGGTACTGGCAGCAGCACGCCTACGCCATGAACGACTACCCCCGCCAATACGAAGGCGAGTGGAACGACCGGGGCTTCACGCACTTCGAGGACAACTTCGCCGCAGAGGGTTTCACCAAACTGCCGCCTACCGCAGTGCTTCAACGCGGTGACGTCCTGCTGATGCGTATCCGCAACGATGTTTGCTGCAACCACGTCGCCGTACTGGAAGATCCGGCCGCCAACCAGCTGTACCAGCACTTGGTCGGCCGCCTATCCGGTCTTAGCACTTACAGCCCCTACTTCAGGGAGCAGACCTATGCTGTCCTGAGGAGGTCTGCGTGATGGTAACGGTCCGTTTGCTGGGTGAAGCAGGGCGCCGTTTTGGCCGCGTATTCCGCCTTGCTGTTGGCAGCGCCGCCGAAGCCATCCGCGCTCTGTGCGTCCAACTGCCCGAACTGCGCCTGTTCTTGGTCAACAGCGCCGAAAACGGCATCGCCTGGCGCGTCGTCACCGAAGACCCGATGGGCCTCTCCGAAGACGAACTCGACTGGCCCTGCAGCAAGCGCGTGGTATTGGCACCTCAGCCAGTGGGGCGTGGCGGCGTAGGTAGGATCATCGCCGGGGTTGTACTAATCGCCGCCGCTGTATTTCTCGGCCCAGCCGGAGCAATCATCGGTGGTATCGGAAGCGGATTCTTTGGGGCGACCGTGGCTACTGCAGTCGGCAGTATCGGCCTCAGCTTGGTATTTGGCGGCGTTGCCCAGCTGCTCACCCCTACACCGAATATGCCTGGGGCAAATTACGGCTCCACCACGCAAGCCGACCGTTCCGATCAACTCAAAAGCGCCCTATTCGATAAATCCAACGCCAATACCGCCCAAGGTGACGTGGTGCCGGTGCTTTACGGCGAACGACTGATCGGCTCTTTGGCCGTGCTTAGCTTTGGCGTCGAAATTCAGAACAGCATCTGATGGACAATATTCGCGTTGAAGGTGCTGGCGGTGGTGGGGGGCAGACCGTAGTCCAGCAGACAATTATTGCACCAACGCGCACCCCAACGGAGGAAAGCAACAACCTCTTTTCGACAGCCTTCGCCAAAACCGTCTACGCCATTTCCGAAGGCGAGATCGAAGGTTTCCCCAATGGCATCGAAAAGGATACCTACCTAGATTCCACGCCGATTAAAAACACGGATGGAACTGCAAACTTCACCGGTTACACACTCGATTACCGCGCCGGCACAGACGAAACCCAAACACCCCTAACCGGTTTTTCAACAGTAGAAACTGCGGTCGGAGTTAGTACCGCAGTTACTACCGCTATAGGGCCAATTACGCGCACAATTACCGATGCCGACGTGGAACGCTGCCGCGTCGTAATTTCGCACACCGCACTCCAGTCAACCAATCAAAGCAACGGTGACATCACTGGAACTAGCGTCGCCTACCGCATCGCTGTTAGCGCCAACGGCGGCCCCTTCGTAACTGTCACAGAGCCGACTGTAAGCGGCAAAAGCAACAGTGAATTCCAACGCGCATACGAGTTCGATCTTACTGGTACTGCACCGTGGGCCATCCGCGTCACACGCCTAACCGCCGATAGCGGCAGTGCCTATCTACAAAACGGCATCGTCTGGCAGAGCTACACCGAAATCGTCGACGAGAAGTTCGCCTACCCCAACACCGCCCACCTGGGACTCAAGGTTGACGCACGCCAGTTCAACTCCATTCCCGATGTAAGTCTGCGCCTGCGCGGCAAGCGCGTTCAAGTACCGCAGAACTACGACCCAACTACCCGCACTTACAGCGGCCTCTGGAACGGCACGTTCAAAACTGCGTGGACCGACAACCCAGCCTGGATCTTTCGCGACATTGTTCTCAATCCCCGCTTCGGCGTAAGGCGGTATGTCTCGTCAATCGCCATTGACCCCTGGTTCCTTTACACCATTTCGCAGTATTGCGACGAGCAGGTCTACGACGGCCAAGGCAGCACCGAACCCCGCTTCACCTGCAACGTCTACCTCCAAAACGCTGGCGCAGTTTTTGAAGTTCTTAATTCTCTTGCCTCAGTTTTTCGCGGTCTTATTTACTACGCCGACAACAAGCTCTACCTAACGCAGGATCGCCCGCAACCTCCGGTACAACAATTCAGCGAAGCCAACGTAATCCAAGAAGTTGGCGAAGACGGTCAAGTCACCGCACCGTGCTTCAACTACAGCAGCAGCGCCCGCACCGCCCGCAAAACAGTCTGTATTGCCAACTGGGACGACCCGGCGCAGAACTACAGCAGCGTCGTCGAATACCTGCAAGATGACGAGCTACTCCAGCGCCTCGGCTACAACCCCGTCGATCTGCGCCTCTTGGGCGTCACGTCACGCGGCCAAGCCCTTCGCGCAGCAAAGCACACGCTATTTAGCAACCGCTACGAAACCGAAACCGTCAGCTTCCGCATCGCCGCCGAAGGTTTGGCCAGCAGCGTCGGCGAAATCATCCAGATCGCGGACCCCCTCCGCCAAGGCCAACGCCTAGCCGGCCGCCTTGTCGAAGTAGACGGCAACCGCTTGGTACTCGACGCCGTGCTTGCCCTAAACCCAGCAATCTCTTACACGCTGTCACTCGTCATCCCAAACGGCGAAACAGTAACCAACCCCGACGGCAGCACCACAACGCAACCCAAGTTACAGGTGCTCAACATCGTCGACTACACCACGCTCGCTGGTGCATCCGACCTGCGTACCCTCATAGCTCAAAACGACGACACACTTATCACTCAAAGCGGCGACATCATTACCGGCTATGTCGTGGAAGAGGACAACGGCCGCACCGTCGTCACCTGCGATGGCGTTGTCACAACCCAGGCTGGTGCGCTGTGGGTACTGGAGTGGACCTCACTAAACGCAGCCCTTTACCGCATCATCTCTATTGCGGAATCGGACCAGCTCATCTTTGAAGTTCAAGCAATCCAGTACAACGACTCCAAGTACGGCTACGTCGATAACAACTTGCCGATCGCAGTCCCTAAGGACCGCTTTACTCTGCAGAGCCCGCTGGTCGTTACAAACCTGTCGGCCGCACTGATCTACCGCAACAAGCGCGTGCAGATTGAAGCGCAGTGGCGCTCACCGCAACGCGACCTTGCCGACGACACGCTGGTGCGCGGCTACCGCTACCAGTGGCGCAAATCCGACGCAACGCAGTGGAGCGACATCCTCGTCGCCTCAACAACCAACGCCACCATCCCCCTTCCCGAACACGTCTTCACCGCCTCCTACCAATTCCGTGTTGCCACTTTTGACCGCTTGGGGCGCCAAAGCGATTGGGTCGCCGTCACCGTCGCCAACTTTGAAGCACTTCCCGACCTCAGCGACCCGGCGTACAACGCCGTCATCCGCCACCAAAACCAGCCCGACGGCACCCAACTGCTGATCGTCGATGCCGGCAACTGCCCCATCCCAGAACGCGTCACCGGCTATCGGGTCTGGGCATTCCCGACCAATGTCCCAACGGTCATCCCCGGCGTCAAATCCCCCGACGCCACCGGCTGGTACTTCCTAAGCGACATCCCCCTAACGGGCTACTACACCATTGCCTTCCACGCCCCAGGCGAATGGGAACTGCGGGTTGCCTTTACCAGCGCCATCTTCGGCGAAGAACCCAGCAACTACCTCTACGACACGGTGGAGCGTGGCGAAATTGTGCCGCCCACCCCTAACCTGTTCACCGTTGTCGAAAACACCAATAGCGGCCAGAAGCGCTTTAGCTGGCAACTCCCGCTGTCGCTGTACGGCTCTTGGGACCAAGGCGTCGTGTCGGATGTTGTCGGCTACGAGATTCGCTACAAACAAGGCGGCCTCGTCAATAACAGCCCCGCCCAAACCTGGGACGTAGGCATCGAACTGTACTCAGGCGGCGTCAACGCCAAACAGCAGTGGTTTGAGACCGCGCTGTTCGACAGAGATGAGTGGACCGTCATGGTCAAGTCGGTCGATGCAACCCAATGGCGCAGCGACACGCCCGCATACGTCGTCGTCAACATCGGCGGTCCACCAATCAGCAACGCCGTCTACGACGAAACCATTGACAACATCACTTGGCCCGGCACCTTCATCAACGCCCAACTCGTCACACTGTTCAACATAACCACCCAAGCCAGCGACCAACTAATTACCCAAAGCGGTGACGCTTTCGTAGCAACTACCGGCTCCTCCTCATCCTCAACTATCGCAGTACTGGAGCAGATCGACCCCACGCTCGACAGTTATTACCGCTGGAACTTTGACAACAACTTCCTAGAAAGCGCAATCCTGATTAATACCACAGCCTACGCAACGTACCAGCACAGCATCGCCGCCCTTTCTGGTGCCGACACAAACATCTTCCAAGAAAACGACGACGAAGTATTCCAAGAAAACGACGACTCAATTTTCGCCGAACAACGCACCTATACCGCAGGCGCCCTTAGCGGCGAATCCAGTGGCATCTTGCACCCATATGCACCC